CACCCGAGGCCAGCGCAATGATGGATTCCGTGCTGGCTGAGTACAACTGGCCGACGAACACCAAGAACGCGGCACGCGCTGGGTATGTGGCCGCTGCACGTCTCATGGGCGTGTCCTGGGGCGTGAATCTGGACAAGGAGCAAGCACGATGACCACAACCACCGAGAAGCTGGCGCAGCAACTCTTGTCCATTCGCGGCCAATTGCTGATGCTAAACCCATCAGCCGACACAGAAGCGTGCGACGAAGCCCTCGCCGCCCACGAAGCCGACAAGCAGCCCGTCGAGGATGAGCGCGGGGCGTTTCGCGCCTACCTGAAAGAGTGCGACGAGTGCGCCATCGTCCCGGATGTTGGCGGCGCATTCAATGGCGGCTTCAAGGCTGGCCGCGCCTCTGCGCAGGCAGGTCAGAATTAACTGGAGACACAGGTGAGAACTCATTACGCAGTAACGGTTGCGGTGCTGGCCCTGATGGCGCACCTGTGGGTGCTTGGGGTGCCAGCATCCTGGGGCATGATTGCCGGCGTCGTCGGCGTGGTGGCGGTGCATGTCTTGGCCGACAAGAAGAGCGAAAGCATCATCAGCATGCAGAGCAGTCGCATTGAGGAGCTGGAGGAGATCGTCGAGGCGCTGGAGACATCACAATGATCATCCTCGGCGAGTGGCTCGCCAAGCGCACCGAGGAAGACGGCGACTGCCTACTGTGGACGCGAGCCATGAACAGTGGCGGCGTGCCTGTGGCAACCATCGAGCTGAAGCTGGTGAACGTCAGGCGCTGGCTGTTGGTGCAGCAAGGCAAGCGACTGCGGCCCGGCGACAAGGTGGTGCCAACCTGCCGCAACCCTCGCTGTCTGTCGCACCTCAAGGTCATGTCGCCCAGCGAGGTCAACGAGTGGATCGTGGCCGGTGGTGGTAGGCGCACAGCAGCAGCCCTGGCCAGCTCCAGGCGCAACCGCGAGCTGTCGACTGTGGTCGGGTCGATGGACATGGCGCGGCGCATCCGAGCGCTGCGCGCTGAAGGCCTGACCTATAAGGCGATCGGCATCGAGACCGGCGTGCCCTGGCGCCGGTGCTATGACATCTGCATGGGCAAGAGCTGGGTCGAGCATGCGCCGGCAAGCAGCATCTTCACCCTGGCAGCCAGCATGGCACTCGCATCAGCAGTCGGAAAACCAGCCCAGGCCTGTCGTCTATAGAGTGCGGCTCGGGGCATTCCGCCCACAAATCAAGCAAAGCCACCCAGCCGGGTGGCTTTTTCGTTTGCGCCGCCGCCAGCTCAAAGCGCTTGTCTCCCGTGGAGGGCTGGCGGATGGCGCATTCACACCGAGCACAAGAAGGCATGTCGAAGAGCGCACCGTGGGCACGAGGTCTAGCAGAGCAGGTGAAGGCCAAGATGGTCAAGAAGCCTGCAGGCCCTGTCGCGCCCACGATCCGCGACGATGCATGGTGGGTCGACCGCATGTCGGAGTGGCGCAAGGACGACCCAGATCGGCCGTTCCCGCGCGGCAAGCTGAACTTCTGGCTGGAGCTGACTCCGGCCGGGTCGGTGCGCGATGTGCTGACCGACGACATGCAGACCAATCTGGATCAGGTGCTGGGCCGCATGATGGCCGGCGAGCCCCTGCCAAAGATCGCCGAGTGGATCACCGAGCTGTTCGGCCTGAGCGTGTCGCCATCGCACCTGCGTGCGGCGCTGACGTCGACGCCGACCCGCCTCGCCCGCTACAACCTCGCCCGCGAGCAGCTGGCACACCACATGGTGGACGAGGTGATCGCCGACGCAGACAGCGCGCGCCGGGTTGGCGACTACCGCTGGTCGGGCACGATCCGGCTGAAGCTGGCCGGGCATCTGGCGCCCAAGGAATATGGCGACAAGGGTCGAGGTGGCGACGCTGACGACGGCGTGGTCACGCCTTCTACAGACCATGCGGTGCCTGGGCAGACGCCTGCAGAGGCCCTGAAGGCGATGCTGGGATGAGCGGCAACCCGTTCGAGCAGCGCGCTGGCCAATCCAAGCGCAGCCTGATCCCGGAGCGGTGGCAGTGGTTCGACCACAAGAAGCCCGACTACGACCGGGTCTGGCAGCAGCGCCTGGACTACCTCAAGCGCATCCGCAGCGGCGAGGTGGACAGCAAGGCGCTGAAGGAGTTCTACGCCGACAGCCCGATCGACTTCATCTGCGACTGGGGCGTCACCTTTGACCCGCGCCTGATCGAGCGCAACCTGCCCGCAGTCGTGCCGTTCATCCTGTTTGAGCGGCAGGCCGAGTGCGTCGAGTGGGCGCTTGGCTGCTGGCGCAATCGTGAGCACGGGCTGATAGAGAAGTCCCGCGACATGGGCATCAGCTGGGTCTTCGTGGCGCTGGCCGCGTGGCTGTGGCTGTTCAAGCCCGGCTTCGTGTTCGGCATCGGATCACGCAAAGAAAGCTATGTGGACAACGGGGAGGCCGACCCGAAGTCCCTCTTCTGGAAGCTGCGCAGCTTTATCAGCACGCTGCCTGTCGAGCTGCGACCGAAGGGCTTCAGGCCTAACGTCCACAACACGCGCATGACGACAGCCAACCCCGAGAACGGGGCGAGCTGCATCGGCGAGGCTGGCGGCAACATCGGCCGAGGCAACCGGACAGGCATGTATCTGGTCGACGAGGCTGCATTCCTTGACGGGGCGCAGGGCGTCGACGCGGCACTGAGCCAGACCACCAACTGCGTGATCTGGGCCAGCACGGTGAACGGCACCGGCAACGTCTTCCACACCAAGCGGCACAGCGGAAAGGTCAGCGTCTTCGTCTTCGACTGGCGCGATGACCCGCGCAAGGACGCTGCGTGGTACGAGGCCCAGAAAGCCAAGTTCGAAAAGGTAGTCGTGGCGGCCGAGGTGGACCGCGACTACAACGCATCGACCACCGACAGCTGGATTCCAGGCGAGTCCGTCACCCAGGCGCAGGCGCTCGGCCCAGGCGACATCGAGGCGATCGGCCCGCTCATGGTCGGCATCGACGTCGCGCGCTTCGGCGACGACAAGTGCTGCTTCACCGCACGCCAAGGTCGGGTGGTCTATCGCCAGGAGGAGTTCGGCCACTGCGATGTGGTCGACGTCGCTGGCCGCGCGGTCGAGTGGATCAAGGGGCTGCCCGAGATGCCGGCACAGATTGCCGTGGACACGATCGGCCTGGGTGCCGGCGTGGCCGACATCCTGCGCCGCAACGAGGTCTATGGCCATCTGGTGGTCGACGTCAACTCAAGCCTGCGTCTGGACGATGGCCAGAACTACAACCTGCGTGCCCGCATGTGGCGCGCAATGCGCGACTGGCTCAAGACCCGCGTGAGCATCCCAAAGGCATCGAGCCTGGGCAGCCAGCTCACTAGCTTGCGCTACAGCTTCAGCGGCCAGGAGCTGCTGATCGAGAGCAAGAAGGAAGCCAAGAAGCGCGGCATCGCATCACCCGACATGGCCGACAGCCTCGCGCTGACGTTCGCCTACCCGGCCGAGGTCCGTAAGCCTAAGCGCGCCAAGCAGGCCGCCTGGGGCGTCATGGACGAGCTGGCCGGCTTCTGACAACCAACAAGGACACCAACATGGCATCACGCTTTTGGCCCTGGTCCCGCAAGACCACTGCACCCGCAGAGCGGCCGCTGAACGAACACACCATCGACGAGCTGGTCGACAAGCAGATCCAGCTCGGCGTGGCCATCGACCAGATCCGCGCGCGTCGCGCCGAGATCAAGGCGCTCATCAACGAAAAGCTGAAGGGCTGATCATGGCAACCATCCTCTTCAACTCGTTCATCCACGACGTCGCGCAGGGCAGCATCGACTGCGACACGGACACGTTCTTCTGCATGCTGACGACGTCGGCATACACGGAGAACAGCGACACGCAGCTCAAGCGCTCCGACGTCACCAACGAGATCACCGGCACCGGCTACACCGCTGGCGGCGCAGTCGTCTCCGTGACGGTCGCCAAGGATCTGACCAACAACCGCGTGACGCTAACGCTTGGACAGCTCGTCCTGGCCAACAGCACGCTCACCGCACGCAAGGCCGTCTACTACAAGCGGCGCGGCGGTGCGGCCACCGCCGACGAGCTGGTCGCAGTCAACGACTTCGGCAGCGACATCTCATCCTCCGGCGCCAGCTTCACGGTGCCGGCATCTGTCATCACCCTGCAGAACGGAAACGCATGACACCCGCACAGAAAGCAGCGCTTGAAGCGCTTCGCGGCAGCCCGCTGTCGCCAGAGCAGGCCTCGGCAGTCGACAACTGCCTATTCCTCGGCGACCACGAAGGCGTGGCCAGGATCATCAGCCAGGGCCGCACCAAGATCGTCAAGCACGAGATCGGTGATGGAGCCCTGTGCACGGCGCTCGGCGGCCCGGATGGTCCGCTGCTGATGCTGAACCTTGAGTTGATCGCGGTGCAGCCTGTGTCGCTTGAGTCGCCGCTTGAGCAGCGCACCGCTGTCGCCAATGCGCGGCAGGCACTGCGCAGCCTGGGTCGGGTCGGCTTTGACGTCGGCAACGAGTACGTCCGCAGCTCGCTGCAGTCGATGGTCGGCACGCTGATGACGCAGGCAATGGCCGACAAGCTCAAGGCCCTGGCCGTGCGCCCAGACCCCATCGAACACACCGCAGTATCTGCTGCACTGAAAGGCATTCAATGAGCGCATTGGGCGAACACTATCGCTGGCAGGTCTACAACGGCACCGGCGTTTCAGTTACCTGCACGGTCAAGGATGAGCCATTCAAGTACGGGACCGATGGCGCACTGGCATTCACCGCTGAGGCAACGCAGATCAACGCTGTGAGCGTCGGCACCCTGACCTACTCAAGCAGCAGCACGATCAACAACGGCACCGCAAAGAACCTCGGCGCGCATGTCACGTTCACTGCTGCGCCTGGGGCTTCGGCGACGGGCACTGTTGCAGTGTTCCTTCAGACAAGCACCGACGGCGGCACGACATGGCCGAGCAATGGTCTGGGCCGGTTCGTCGCTGGCATCACGTTCGCTGCGTCCAGCACTTCGCAGACTGTCGTCCCGGTTGTGAGGTAAGCGCGTGGCGCTGCAAGAGATCGTCAGTCCGTGGGATCAGCAGCCGCAGGAGGCGGCTGAGATTGATTGGGGCGGCCTTGGCGGAAACATCGTCACCAGCACGAATTTCGCCACCGGCCCCATCGGCACGAATCAAATCTGGACTGAGTCTGGATCGGGCACCTACTTTGGGGAGGCCAGCAGCAGCGGCATAGGTGCAGGCGCTCGGGGTGCTGGTGGCTTCAGCGCTGCCAATACGGACGTAATTGCAGCAGGGGGGTCCGCGTCCTTCGCCGTGCTGCTGACATTCCGACTGAACAGCATGTGGCAAGGCGCAGCCTATACGCTGTTCCAGCGCCAGGGCATTGGGCAGACGGCCATCATCTACGGCTACACAGCCGGGACGTTTGAACTCTACACAGACGGCCAAACTGGCAGCCCACCACGCGGATTCTCTGGCATCCCGATCAATGACCTAGATACCCATACGCTGATCTATTCCTATGATGGCAGCACGTTTTCAGGGTATCTGGATGGGCGGCGCGCATTCTCGACGCCGCTGACATTCGCACTGCCGCCCGGTCAACCGACAGAGGGGCGTCTACTACGTTCAGACGTTGGTAACTTCTTAGACGCCACGGTTCTAGGGCACGCCACATTCGGCCAGGGCCTGTCAGACGCTGCCGCACTGGCGCTCTCCGCCAACCCCTGGCAACTCTTCCAGCGCCGCGAGTTCATCCAGATCCAAGAGGCCACCGCACCGGTCGGTGGCGTGGCGCTGCAAGAGATCGTCAGTCCGTGGGATCAGCAGCCGCAGGAGTGGGCGGAGATTGATTGGGGGAATCCGCTTGCACGAGGGCTTCGCCGGGCTATCAATCTAAACCAGTTGTATCCGCGTGAGATTGTAGAAAACACGCCGCTTACATACGGCTGGAACTACCCACTTGGCCCCGCGCATCTGGGGGCGGCTGGTATAGGGAACCGATCCTACACAGATCCGTATTCCAACGGACAGGGCATTAGCTTCGCAGGGTGGCCGAGCACGGGAGAGGCGTCGTTTGTCACGATTCAGCACCGCGTTGTTGGGACGAGTAACAACGATTGGATGCTGACGGGAACTGACTCAGGGGTCCAGCACTTTCCCTGGAACGGGAACGTGGCGGCTGGCCCTTTCTGGACTACTCGATGGATTGACGCGCCACCACCGAGCGGCGCGTCCTTTTTGCGACCTTCGGTAATCGCCGTATCGGTAAGGAGCGGTGCGCAGAGGGCATTCTGGGACGGGCGCCTTTTTGCTTCAGCGAGCAACGCGGGGGCCGCAGTAGTTCGCCCAACTATTTCCATCATTAGCAATGGCGACAACACAGACGTAGCGCTGTATCTGTGCTACATGTGGGATCGGGCACTCTCAGACGCAGAAATCGCCAGTATTAGCGCCAACCCCTGGCAGCTATTCCAGCGCCGCGAGTGGGTGCCTTTTGGGGCTGGTGGGGGTGGGGGCGTTGAAGGACTCGCGCCCGCGTTCGCTGTGTCGTGCGCCTTCTCGTTCGCCGCATCCCCTGCCATCGGTCAGGCGGGCGCCACAGCACCAGCAGCGGCCTGGGGATCGACGCTGTCGATCTCGGCCAGCCCAGGTATCGGGCAGATCGCGGCCCTGGCGCCGGCAGCGTCCTGGCTGACCACGGCATCGCTGGCCGCAAGCGCTGCAGTCGGCCAGTCTGGCGCCACCGCACCGAGCGCGTCCTGGCTGACGACCGCATCGCTGGCGGCCAGCCCGGCCATCGGCCAGCTCGCTGTCATCGCACCGTCGGCGTCATGGCTGACCAGCGCGACGCTATCGGCCAGCCCTGCGATCGGCCAATCCGGCGCAGTGGCCCCCGTCGCGTCCTGGCTCGTGACGTCAGGTCTGTCCGTGTCGCCTGCCATCGGCGGCTTCACCGGCACGGCGCCGGCGGCCAGCCTGCTGACCACGGTCACCCTGGTTGCGTCGCCAGCCTTCGGGCCTGTCGCCGGCAACGCACCGGCCGCGTCCTGGCTAATCACCGGCACGTTCGCCGCCGGCGCGGAGACGACGCTGGACTTCAGCCTGTCGCGCGCATGGCGCCGCAAGGTCCGCAGGCGCAAGCGTCGCATCGCCGACGGCTTCCCAGATCCGTGGCTCGTATGAGCTGTCGAAATCATCAATCCAAGTCGACCCCCGTAGCATGTCTGCCCATCCTCGCAGCTGCGCGGCCGCAATGACGCGAGTATCACAATGCTGACAAAACAGACACCAACTGGAGAGCGAGAAGACCCGCTCGGCATGTTCGCCGGCCAGCAGGCCGAAGACCCGCAGAAGATGATCGACATGGTGCGGCGCGTGCACGCCGGCATCTCCGGCATGCGCGACGAATGGGTGCGTCACCGCGCCGCTAGCGGCGTCGAGGAGCGCTGGCGCACCAGCAAGATCCTGTACGACGGCAGCCAAGCCCAGGCCGAGCGCGCGTTTGTCGACGCACTGAAGAACGGGCCAATGAAGCGCACCGCCCAGGCGCAGCGCTCCAAGCTGGTGGTCAACATCGTGCAGCCCAAGGTGGATCAGGCGATCTCTCGCATGTGCGAGATCCTGCTGCCCACCGACGGCAAGAACTGGGGCGTCGAGCCAACCCCCGTGCCTGACCACATCAGCAAGATGGTCGGCGACGAGCGGCCGACCGTCATCCCTGGCACGGACACGCAGACCGGCCTGACTGCGGACATGGAGGCCAAGGCCTACATGGCTGCCGTCAAGGAATCTAACGAGGGCATGGAGCGCGCCATCGACGACGCGCTGACCGAGACGCGCTACAACGGAGAGTCGCGCAAGGTCATCGAGAACGGAGTCAAGCTCGGCTCCGGGATCATGCTCGGCCCGATGCCGGCGAAGCAGGTGGCTAGCAAGTGGACACAGCAGGCTGGCGTCTTCAAGAAGCTGACCACATCGAAGGTCATCCCTGGCAGTGAGAGCTGGGACCCGTGGGACATCTGGTTTGACCCTTCGTGCGGCAATGATCACCAGCGTGGCCGCGGCTTCTGGATCTTGAAGCGCGCCACCCGCAAGGAGCTGCGCGCCCTGGCCGATGCGCCTGGGTTCAGCCGGGACTTGGTGTCGCACATCCTGAAGCAACCGCCGACCCGGATCTCGGTCGTCGAGGGGCGAGTGCAGCGCACGCACACCGCGGCATCCGAGACCTACGAGATCTGGACCTACTACGGAGAGGTCGAGCCCGAGCAGATGATGCTAGTCTCGATGGGCGGCAATGGCGACCCGCTGGTCGACGTCGAGCGGGGTGTGGTCGTTGTGTGCCAGGACATGGTCATCGGCGCGATGCCGTCCTGGCTGGATGACGAGACCCTGCCGGTCGACGTCTGGTGCTGGCGCAAGGATGACGCCACACCCTATGGCCACTCGCTGTGCAACTCGCTGGAGCACCAGCAGTCTGCGGTGATCGCGGCATGGCGGCAGGTGATGGACAACGCGCGGGTCACGGCCGGCGGGCAGATCGTCATCGGCGAGGGCATCGAGGCTGCCGACGGGTCCAACGAGATCACGCCGAACAAGCTGTGGCACGCCGACAGCTCGGTGCAGGACGTCACCAAGGCATTCGCCGTCTTCAACTTCGCGTCGCATATCGACGAGCTGCTGAAGATCGCGTCGACTGCGATGCAGCTGGCCGATCAGGAGACCAGCATGCCGCAGCTCATCGCCGGCGAGCAGGACCGCGACGCACCCGAGACGCTGGGCGGAATGATCATGCGCTTTAGCAGCGCATCCGCCGTGCTGCGCTGGCGCTGCAAGCTGTACGACGACAACCTCACGAAGCCCCACATCACGCGCCACTTCGACTGGCAGATGCAATACAACCCCGACGACTCGATCAAGGGGGACATGGAGATAGTGGCCATCGGTGCGACCGCACTACTGGAGCGAGACATCCAGAACCAGGGCGCCCTGAACATGGTTGCCGTCACGAGTAACGAGCGATATGCGCGCTTCGTCGACCCGAAGAAGGAGCTGACCATCGTGCTGAAGGCGATGAAGCAGCGGCCCGAGGACATCATGTTTGACGACGCGCAGATCGCCGAGAACGACGCAGCAGCCCAGGCCCAGCCGGCCCCTGAAGACCCGCAACTGGCCCGCGCGAATGCAGTGCTGGAGGCCAAGAAGCTGGACATCGCCGATCGCCAGGAGCAGCGCGCGGCAGACCAGCAACGCTTGGCTGAGGAGAGCGCACTGAAGCGCGAGACCCTGGCCTACAACCAGACCCGCGAGCAGGAAGAGTCGCGCCTGACGATGGCCGATCTGCAGCTGACGCGCGAGATCGAGATCAACAAGATGGACCGCGACGCGATGGAGAGCGCAGCAGAGCGAGCCAGCAAGGAGCGCATGCAGGCGATTGACCTGAGCAACGACCGCGAACTTTTCAACGCCGAGGCGCAGCTGAAGATCCAGCAGGGCAGCGGCATCTAAGGACAGAAACATGAGCCTCATTGCAGCCCTGGCCAACGCCTTCACAAAGCGCGAGTCCGACGACCCTGGCCTGGAGAGTGTGGACGACTCTCTAGGCGAGCAGGAGCTGGACGAGCAGCAGGAGACCGAACAGGAGGAGGCCCAGGCCACAGAGCCTGAAGGCCTCGCCAGCACACGCAACCATCGGCACGGGCACAAGGTGCTGCGCCGCAGTCAGATCACACAAGGGGGAAGCTAATGCGAGGAATCAACAGCCCGAGCCCGGCGACATCCGTCGACTACCTGCTTGGCGTCGAGGATGGATATGCCGTAATGGTGACGCCGGACCAGATTGCATCGATGGGCGGCGGCGGAGGAGGCGGGACGACTGTCAATGGACGATCCGGCCATGTGACGCTGTCACCAGCTGACGTTGGGCTTGATCAGGTCAACAATACGTCGGACGCGAATAAGCCGATAGGCACAGCAACGGAAGTGGCGCTAAACCAGAAGGTCAATAGCTCGCTGATCGGCGCGGCTTCCGGTGTCTGTCCCCTCGGCGCTGACTCGAAGGTGCCTAGCTCCTTCCTGAGCGCAATCAACACGGCATCGAGTCAAACTGTGGCGAATGAAGCTGCGAGACTTGCGTGGTCTGGTGCGGTGATCGGTAGCGTGGCGGTGCAGACCGACACTGCTGAGAGCTACATTCTTTCGACCCTGCCAGCCGCCACCGCTGGTAACTGGATCAAGCTCTTGTTCCCGGCGTCGGTTGTGACGGTGGCCGGCAAGACCGGCGCAGTATCCCTCGACCCCGCTGACGTGGGGCTCGGCAACGCCAACAACACGGCAGACCTCTCCAAGCCGATCAGCACAGCAACTCAAGCTGCTTTGGACTTGAAGGCACCAATCGCCTCGCCAACCTTCACAGGTACGGTGAGCGGCGTTACGAAGGCGATGGTCGGGCTGCCCAATGTCGACAACACGGCCGACCTGTCCAAACCCGTCAGCACAGCAACCCAGACCGCCTTGGACCTGAAGGTCAACTCGGCACTGCTGGCTGCCGCAAGCGGCGTGGCTACGCTCGGTGCCGACTCAAAGCTGTTGACCGCTCAAATCCCTGATTCGCTGCTTGCCGGTTTGAAGTGGCAAGGCACTTGGAATGCTGCGACAAATACACCAGTAATCCCGGCTGCTGCGCCCGCGAACAACGGGTTTTTCTACAAAGTGAGCGTGGCCGGTACAAGCTCAATCACCGGCTCAAGCGTTGGCTTCACCATTGGGGATTGGCTGATTAGCAATGGCACGGCATGGCAGCACATCGACAACACCGATTCAGTGGTGAGCGTGGCCGGCAAGTCGGGCGTCGTGGTGCTGGCCAAGGCGGATGTGGGCCTGGGCAGTGTGGACAACACGTCGGACGCGAACAAACCAATCAGCACGGCCACACAGGCGGCGCTCGATACAAAGATCGGCTCCGTCACGCCGCTAGATTGGGTGCAGGCCAATGCGTACACAGCCAACACGCTTGTCAAGTACACCGACAATTCGATCTACATGGCGAACGCCGCCATCCCGGCCAATACGGTGTGGTCAACGGGCCTGACGGGTGCTACTTGGCGGCAAGTCGGATCTACAGCTGGAGCCGGCGCGCCGCTTGACTACGGCATCTACCGGCAGACAAGCGGTAACACGCAGGTCGTGTCAGATCAAGGCTCCCTGCTGAAGGCCATTAACATGGCTGCAATCATTCCGTCTGCCCAGTGGAATGCGGCAACTCAGCAGTTTGTTTGCTCAATCCCAGGGCGCTACGCTTTCTCGGGTCGTGGAAGTTGGGCCACAAGCACTGCCGCTGGGGTACGTCAGGTCATCATCTATAAAAACGGGGCGGTGGTGAAAGCTGGCAGCGCGCCAGCAAACGCGGCATCGAGCGCACCGATGAGCGTTTCTGTTGAAACCGTCGTCGATGTGCTGGCCGGGGACACCGTTGAGATTCGACTCTGGCACAACGCAGGATCGTCGCAGAGTACGGTGGTTACCACCACCGGCCACTTCTGCGAGTTGGCTTGGCAGCAGGTTCCCACTACGGTTGTTCAGTCGGGGGTGCCTGTCAACGATCAGTCTGCGAGCGGGGTGCTGGACATTGGCAACACCCGCATTCAGTGGGGTTATGACAATCAAGCCATCTCGACGGTGCGGAATATCGCGCTACCTGCGGCATTTGCCAACACCAGTTACTCAGTAACAATAACGGCAGACGGAGACACTGGGGCGGTGTCTTTCCCGCCCCGCGTCGGGGCGGTTGGCGGCAAGACAACAACTCGTTTTCAAGCCCAGATGGCAACAGCAACAGACGCCGCCTCAACAATGTCATTTAGCTGGCAGGCCATCGGGCGCAAGCCGTAATGCTCTGGGTCAGCTCACCGCACCAGATCATCCTGCGTGGCTACGCATCCGAGAAGGATGCGCAGGAGCGCGGGCCGTTCAATGCGGTGGGCTCCCTGGATCTATTGGCCCCAGGCACTGCGTTCGTTCACGCGACGCTGTGCCCTGGTGGCCAACTGACCCAGGCCGATTGGCGATCTCTTGCCGAGCACATCGCGCGGACTCACAAGGTGCGCAATCTGATGGCGGAGCGAGGTGGCGAGATGGTCACGTTCGTCATCGGCGAGGACGGCATCAGTCGTCGGATTTTCAAGCCCGACTGATCGCCGATACATTGGACCCCGGAAAAATGCGTTCCAACTTTCAAGCCACCTTCGGGTGGCTTCTTTTTTGCCCGAATGAAAACACACGCATTGCGACCAGACGACTTCCGCACCGGGGTGTGGGAGCGGCTCACGAAGACGCTGAACGCAGAGCTTGAGCGCCTTCGTGAGCTGAACGACGTCCGCAAGGATGAGATCAGCACGGCTGAGATCCGAGGTCAGATCAAGGCTGTCAAAGAGCTGCTTGCCCTGGCAAAAGCCAGCGCAGATCGCAGTGGTGGGCCGGATGTTCCTGCACACCAACTTGCCGAGCTTGAGCGCATCGGCGTGACCATTTGAGCGAGACATGAACACAAGCGAGACCAAGATGACCGCAGCGGAGCGGCAGCGTATGTGGGATGACGCGGAGCGCGACGAGAGCACTCTGAACAATTCCGCACCGCAGCTGCCCAACGCGAGCGCGATCGATGGACTGAAGAGCGAGCCCGCAGCCAATGAGCCCGTCGAGAAGACCGGCCAAGAGGCAGATGCCGGTGCCCTGACGCCACAGTTCGCAGGCATCCCCCAGGAATTCCTGGACACGATGGCTGGCATGCAGTCGACCATTGCCCAACTTCAGACGCGCCTGCGCGGGGCTGAAGGGCACATCGGCGGCATCAAGTCATCCCTGAAGGCGGCCCGCGAGGCGGCGCAAACCAGTGCAGATGCTGGCAACGCAGCCCCGACAGAAGCTCAGATCCAGGCGGCGCATGCCGGCGGGTCGAAGGCGATGGCAGCCCTCAAGGAGAAGTACCCGGAGTTTGGCGCAGACCTTGAGGCTGTGCTGTCCGAGCAGATGTCGTCGCAGCGCGAAGCGACACAGAAGCCGGCGGCCCAGGTCGAGGCGCGCACTGGATACACGGAGGCCGATATCGCACTCGCGCGTCGAGATGCGTTCATCGAGGCTAGCCACGAGGGTTGGCAAGACCTGATCGAGACACCCGAGTTTGTCGGCTGGTATCAGCGACAACCCGACGAGGTGAAGCGATTGGGCGCCGACCCTTCGCCAGCTGCAGGCGTCAAGCTGATTGACGCCTTCAAGGCACGACACGGAAAGCAGCCTGACCCGCAAGACCGGCTCAGTGCTTTCGGTGGAATGTCCGCAGCCTCCCGCACCCACAGGGGCGGCTTCAGTACGAACCGTGGCGTCGATCAGATGTCGCGCGAGGAGTACTGGGCCCACCTTGAAGCCCAAGACAAACAGACCTAACAGGACACAAACATGCAGCAGTATTCGACCGTACAGAGTCGCAATCAAATCCTGGCCGAGCGCATCATGCTCAAGGCGGCCGAACCCATCAAGGTGCTTGGCATCTTCGGTGACCAGAAGCCCCTGGGCCAGAACAAGACGGACACCATCGTGTTCCGTCGCCCGCGCCCCATCGACGCAGGCGCCAACGGTGCGCCTAACGTCAACGTGAGCGACTACCTCTTGTCCGAAGGCGTCACGCCGGGCGCCCGCACGCTGGACTACGACGACGTCCAGTGCACCGTGCAGCAGTACGGTGTGCTGATGAAGCTGTCGTCCAAAGCGGAGTCTCTCTACGAGGACGACATCCCCAAGGACATGATGGCCAAGGTGGGCGAGCACATGGGCACCATCGAGGAGCTGATCGCCTATGGCGTCGTCCGCGGTGGCACCTCTGTGGTCTTCGCCAACGGCACCGTCCGCAATCAGGTGAACACCCCCGGCGGCCTGCCCAAGCTGCGTTTGGCGGCCCGCATGATCGAGGCGGCACACGGCCAGCGCGTGACTGAGCGCCTGTCGGCCGGCGTGAACTTCGGCACCTCGGGTATCCACGCCGCCTATCTGGTGTTCATCCACACCGACTGCGAGAGCGATGTCCGCAACATCCCCGGCTTCACGCCGGTGGTGGAGTACGGCACCGTCAAGCCGGTGCACGAGCGCGAGATCGGTGCGGTGGAGAACTTCCGCTTCATCACCAGCCCGTACTTCCGTCCGTTCCTGGCGGCTGGCGGTGCAGTGGCCGCTGCCGGCACGATGCTGTCGAACGGCGCACCTAACGCCGGCGGTGCATCTGCCGACGTCTACCCGTGGGTGATCATCGGCCGCGATGCCTGGGGTCAGGTCGCGGTGAAGGGCATGGACAGCATCGACCCGACGTACCTGCCGGCGAAGGTGAAGTCGCACGCCAACCCGATGGGCCAGTTCGGCTACGTCGGCGCCAACTTCTGGAAGACCGCCGTGCGCCTGAACGAGAACTGGATGATCCGCCTGGAATCGTCCGCCAGCGCCCTGTAAGTATCACATTGATGAAGTAGCGGCTCCGGCCGCTACCTAGTCGATTGCACGCACAACGAAACAAGGAATCCAAATGGACAACAACGGTCTCTCCCAAGGCGGCAGCTACACGCTGAACTCCGGCGCCCTGGCCAACGGCACCACCGCCGGCACGATCCGCATCACTGCAGCCATCGCCTTCGTCATCGACGGCGTCTTCGCGGCTGCCAAGGCGATCACCGACAACATCTCGATCGCACTGACCCTGCCCCCCACCTATGGTGTGGCAACCGATGGCTCGTTCACTGGTCAGGCTGGCGGCTCCACCCGCCTGTACGGCCTGTACATGAACGCAGCCGGCGCCGTCTCGGTGCTGCCCGGCCCGATCGTCAACACGGCACATCTGGCCGCTGGTCAGGTGGCGCTGCAGTTCCCGTCGAGCCGCCGCAACCTGTGCTTCTTCGGCGCCCTGCGCGTCGCTGTGAACGCGGGCGTGACGTTCGTCCCCGGCACCACCGCACTGAATGCGGCCGGCGTGACTGCCAGCTACCTGAACTGCGCGACCATCCCGGCCGAGCCCCTGCGCGCCTAAGCGTGACAAGCGGCTTCGGCCGCTGACAACCGGCTGGCGGCTTCGGTCGCCAGCCACCCCAACAGTACGGAGACAAGCAAGTGAACATCAATCGATACGAGCGCAAGGGTCAGAGCACGGCCGACGGTTCGGACAAGATCGTCGGCGGCGTCGAGGATGTCGACCACGACAAGGCAGCCAAGACTGGCATGGCCCTGTCGTCGGACGCAATCGCCACCGACGTCGATGCGCGCATCGACCCCAGCAAGATGAGCGTCGAGGCCTTCATGGCCGAGGAGCTGCTGATCACGCTGCACGACCGCTCGCACGAGTCCGAGCCCAACTTCGTCGAGCTGAATGTGAATGGCGACTACCGTCTACTGATGCGCGACAGCCAACTGGAGCAGCGCGTGAAGCGCTACCACGTTGCGCTGCTGGCCCAGGCCAAGACGGCGATCGTGACCCAGAAGCCGCACACCGACAACGAGGGCTTCCAGTCGTTCCGTGAGCAGGTGAAGCTGCGCCTGTCCTACCCCTTCAGCGTGGCCCATGACCCGGCCGGCATGAAGGGGCGCGACTGGCTGCGCCCGCTGCTCACCAGCGCCAACGCCTAAGCCACGATGAACTTCCTCGACATCTGCAAGAACGTGGCGCCTCGGTGCTTCGTGACCGGCCGCATCGCCAGCGTCGTCAACCAGTCGGGCGACTTCGCCCGCGTGGTCGATGCCGTCAACGAGGCGCTGCTGGAGATCCTGCAGATGTCGGACAGCTGGCGCTTCATGCGCGCCGGCTTTGAGTTCACAACCGAGGCTGGCCGGGCCAACTACCCGGCGACCCTGGTGACCGGGGGCCGCCCGGTGCGCGAGTACCGATTCAACGACCGAGAGGTCGGCGTGCGCCCGCCTGGGCAGCAGAGCTACACGCCGCTCGGTGTGTGGGACTTCAGCGACTACGAGCTGTCGTTCGTGTTCGGCAGCATGCCGGCCGGCATCCCGTCGGTCATCGCTGTCGGCGACGACAGCCAGCTCTGGCTTGGCGCCACGCCAGACCGCGCGTGCAGCATCCGCGGCACGTTCACCAGGGCGGCCGCTGGCATGGCGGAAAACACCGACGTCCCACCGCTGCCGAGTGAGTACCACATGCTGATCGCCCACCTCGCCTGCATGAAGCTGGCGGCAGGCGACAACATGAGCGAGGTCTACACCAGCGCGCAACTGTCCTACCGATCGATGATGCGCGCGATGCGTCGCACGCAGCTCGACCAGTACACCCTGTGCGGGCCGCTCGCATGATGCAACAGCAGTTCGCCAAGGAGCAGATGCCGTTCATCCCGTTCGCGGGAGGCCTGTCCACATCCGGCATGGCCCTGGCCCGCAGGCCCGGCACGCTGGATGCAGTGATGAACTACGAGCCAGCGCTGGACGGTGGCTACACGCGCACCAAGGGCTACGAGCGCTTCTCGGGCATGCCGGCGCCGTCTGGCGCGGAGCTGGCGATGGCCAAGGCCACGATGACCAGCACGGTCGCCCCCGGTACCGCAGTCACTATCGGCGCAGCCACCGCGCTGTTCGTCGGCGTCTACAGCCCGAGCGTGATCCTGCTGACCGATCTGGTCGGCGGCGCGCTGGTGGCCGGCACCTCGATCATGGCGGCCGGGCAGCCCGTCGGCTCCATCACCGGCGACGAGGAGGTCTCGACCGAGAGCGTCGACACTGAGGCCGAGCTTCTCAGCTTGTGCCAGGACGTCCGGCGCGCAAGCATCGGCACCGTCCCAGGCGCCGGGCCCGTGCGCGGCGTGGCAGTCTTCAAGAACAAGGTCTACGCATGGCGCAACGACGTCATCGCTGGCGGCGCCATGTACGCGAGTTCACCCACCGGCTGGCAGCGCGTCACGTTCGGTGAGGAGGTCGCATTCTCGGCCGCCAACGCCAACGTGAAGGTCGGGCAGGTGCTGACCAAGGGTGTCGTCACCGCGACCATCAAGGCTGTGGTGATCGAGTCTGGCTCGCTGCAGTCGGGCACCAACACTGGCCGCCTGATCATCAGCGGCCGAGCAGGTGGCGCACTGTCTGCGGGCGCAGCCACCGTGGCTGGCGGCGGCACACTGACCCTGGGCGGTGCGTCGACTCAGATCGCCCTGCCGGCCGGCGGCCTGTATCGCAGCGTCGTGCACAACTTCAAGGGTGGCGCTGACCGCGAGTGCCTGTACTTCGTCAACGGAGTCGGCAAGGCGCACGAGTTCGACGGAGAGACCCTGGTGCCGATCAACACCGGCGCAACCGACGACCGGCCTGCCTATGTCTGCCAGCACTCCGAGCGGCTGATCCTTGGGTCCGGCGCGTCCATCACATGGAGCGTGGCCAGCGCGCCGACGTCGTTCGATGGTGTGCTTGGTGCCCAGGTGTTTGCGATGGGCGCGACGCTCACCGGCTTCGTCACGCTGCCCGGCAAGTCGCTTGGCATCGCCACCGACAAGTCGATCAGGCTGCTCATTGGCACGCCTAGCAGCACGATGGATCTGCAGACCGTGTCGGCAGAGTACGGAGCCATGCCCGGCGCCGTCCTGGCCACGGTCGATATGTACGCACTCTCCAGCTTCGGCGTCGTGTCCCTGCGCGCAAGCGACAAGTTCGGCAGCTTCGAGGCCGACAACGGGTCCGACGACTTCGCCGCAGCGGCGCGCAAGCTGGCCAAGGTCTTCTCGTGCGCGGCCCGCGTCGACATCAGCGAGTCCGAGAACCAGCTGCGCTATATGGGCAGTGATGGCTCTGGGCTGGTCCTACTGATCCAGGGCGGTGGTGTGGTGGCCGCGACGACGATCAAGTACCCGGTCACGCCAATTGCCATGACGAGCGGGAGTGTGGACGGTGTCGAGCGGGTGTTCTTCGCAGCCGACAACGGCTACGTCTACGAGATCACGGGCGAATCGCCGTCATTTGATGGCGAGGAGATCGAGGCCTACTTGCGCACCAACGCGCTGACCATGAAGACACCGCTGGTCGACAAGACGTTCCGTGACGCTTTCGTCGAGATCGCATCGGTGCGCGCGTCGCGCGTGTCGATCTCTTGCGAACTGAGCAGCGGCACGGCACGAAGCGAGCCCACCGACTTGGTCGAGTTCATCACCTCCGGCTCCGGCGGGCTGTACGACGTCAACGACTTCGACACCTTCTTCCTCGACGCGCCCGACGTCTCGTCGCCCAAGGTCCGCATTGGCGGCGCCGGGCGCAACCTGTCGATGCTCTTCTACTCGATCTCCAAGGTCGACTACGGACACACGCTGCAAGGCGTTTCTGTGCGCTACAGCGCACGTAAAACAACGAGGCAGGCATGAGTCGCTTCTTCACGCTCCCATCCCTTATTGCGCCGTTCTCGCGCGCCCGGTCATCGTCGATCAACAACCGCATCGCTGACGTCGATACGGGCTTCACCAAGGTGCAGACCGAGGTCGACGCCATCGTTACCGAGGCGGCGCGCATCGATGCGGCAAAGCCTGGGTTCGCCAGCCCTGCATTCACGGGCAGCGTGACCCTCGATGGCAAGCCTGTCGCCACGCAGGACTACGTCCAGGGTGTGGCCATCACATCAGCCATCCCGACCACGCCTGAGCAGGCCGGTATGTTTGCCAAATCAAACGGCGCCAGCGCAGGCTGGGCCGATCTCAACAACGAGGAGCCGATCCAGCGCGCGCGTCGCGTGCGCGGCATCTCCCTCGCAGCCAATGGAGTGATCTGACATGGCACTTGATCCCGAATTCGCAACCAAGCCAAAGATCGGCGCGGCCACGCTGACGACCGCTGACGCCAGCATGACTGCGCCCACAACTGTGGTCACAGTGCTTACTGGGGCCGCGACTGGCACGCGCGTCAGTCGGCTCGGCATCAAAGGCCTTGGCGCAACCACTGCGGGCCTCGTGCGGTGGTGGCTGCACGATGGCGCCAACTACACCCTGATTGCGGAGCGCGCCGTGTCTGCGGTAGCGCCCAACACAACCACGCCAGCATTCGAAGAGACGATCAACGAAGTCACGAACCCGGAGCTGCTTCCGATCGTCCTGCCAAACGCCGCGGGCTGGTCGATTCGTGCCACCGTTAGCGTCAACCAGACGGGGCTGCGCGTGCGCGCCGAAGGGGCTGACCTGTGAACCCCGGCATCTTCGGGATGGGTGGCTCTGGCGCGCAGCAGAGCGGCCTCCCCATCGGGGCCATGATGGTCGGCCCTGACGGTGAGCCGCTTATCACTCTGGGCGACCGCTCCGTGTGGCTGCGCCAGGGCTCGTTCGCGCTGGCGAGCGCATACCCGCAGGCTGCGAAGCTGGAGCATCTGAGGGCCATCAATCTGTCGGCGGCTGCATTTGGGCTTGCTCGCGCTGTCACTTCCGCCGCAAGCAACGGTGCCGGGATCATTCTTGGCGCAAGCACCGGCGCACACGCAACCCTCTGCCGCTCAACCGACAATGGCGTGACCTGGGGGCTACTGGAACCCACAGGCGCCACTTGGCACCGCGTCTATTTCCTCGGCGGCAAGTTCTGGCTCATCAACAACAACGACACCGCCATTACCGTCTCTGAGTCCACAACAGGCGCCGCCGGCACTTGGACCAATCGCACCGTGACAGTTAATGGCGCGGCCACGCTCGTTGCAGCGTCGGCAGACTTGGAATGGACTGGCACCAACTTCGTGGTGTCGGTCGAAACCAACACATCGACTCTCGCCATCCACACATCACCAACCGGCGCAACTTGGACAAGCCGCAACGCAGGCGCACTCAACCGGGGCCGGTTGGCTGCCGCCCTCAGTAGCGGCGTTGTGGTCGCTCCGATTGACGGTACGAGCTACCGGGTGTCGTCTGATCACGGTGTCACATGGTCCAACCCACTGAACCCACCATTCCTGCTTGGTTCGGTGATTCCTCCGGTCGTGTTCACGGTCGGTAATCGGTTCTACGCATTCGGGGTTGAAACGTCAGGAAACATGGCGGGAATCTGGACGACCGAGAGCCCGGCGGCGCCGGCAAGCTGGACCCAGCTCCCCCTGCCGTGCTCGGTGAGCCTAGCCGGCGGAGGCGAGCATTTCGGCCAAGGCCGCCATTACCGGACGACGGCCCGCGATTTTGTGTATGTGCAAGGGAGCGAGTCGTTCCGCGGGTACGCCATGCGATTCGATGCAGGCGGCAACTACACAGTGCGCCGAGTTAATCGCGCGTCTGTTTTTCCATCTCACGCCTATTCCCTGATGGTCGTCGAGGGCGGCGCCACCACCCAGCTCCCAGCGAACCCATCGGTTGCTGTGCTCGGTCGCGCCGCCTGCGGCTGGGATGACTTCAACGCCGTCTCGCTCGGTCAGGCGATTGAGACAAATAGCGGCACACCGCGCAACTTATACGTTAGGGTCAAATGATGGGCTTCGACACGATTTTCCCGCAGGCCACTGGCGGTGGCTCGCCGCCCCAGCGCCGCATCACCGAAGGCGACTGGAAGGACCGGCTCGGCCTGGGTCTCGTCACCGCAATCGCCGTCTCGTCGCACCCACTGTGCATCGGGCTGCGCGAGATGCTGAACAACCGGGCCTATGTGGACCTTGACCGGGCCGATCTTCCGGTGATGCTGAACCTGCTGGTCGCACAGAGCCTGCCGGCGCCCGTGCCTGGGCTACCCGACAGCGGGCCGTTCACGGCAGAGAAGGTGCAGCAGATGCTGGCCGACCCGAGACCCGGCGAGGGCTGATGAGGCGCAACCTGTGGCAAGCAGTCATCGCACTCGACCAGTTTGCCAACTGCTTCACCAAAGACGGCTGGGCCGACGAGACCCTGAGTGCGCACGCGTGGCGCAGCAGGAGCGAGAGCAAGGCCTGGGCGCGCACCCGCGTCGTGATCGACGCACTGTTTTTCTGGCAGCCAAACCACTGCGAGGAAGCCTATGAGTCCGAACAACGTCGTCGCCACCTGCCTGCCAGCTATGTGGGCACATCAGGCGTCGGGAATCAATGCAGCCAAGCCCACCAAGATAATCCGCGCGATTAAGGAAAAGCGAATGAGCGCACGGTCGCCAGAGCACATGGACGTCAATGTCAACTCGAAGCAGGCAATGACCGTCCCGGTCATCCTGCAAGCCATCGGCATGCTTGCCGCTGTCAGTGCCGTCTATGCAACGATGGTTGCCAATGACCGCGAGCACACCGCGAAGATCGACCAGCTGCGTGTCGACGTCGCGCGCATCGAGCGCGACACCAAGGACATCAAGGTCGAGATCCTGACGGAGATCCGCGAGTTGCGCACAGAGCTGCGCGAAAAGACCAAGGGTGGCAAGTGATGGCGGGCGGCGCGACAATCAACGGCATCGCCGGCATCGACGTCAAGACCCCGGCAGCGCCCGCGCCTGGGATCATCGGGGCGCAGCCTGCGCCTGCGACGACTCCATCACCCGTGACGTCGGGCGGCATCATGGCCCAGCCAAAGATAGGCGTCGAGGTGTTCGGACCCGATGGCTACAAGTTCAGCAGCGCCAGCGCCGCTACCCGCACGGTCGACCAGAAGACCGGCACGGTGTCTGGCCAGCTCGACTCGATCCTGGCCGCCGACGGTGTGCACATGCAGCGAGCCCGCGCCAACGCACTGGCGCTAGCAGCCGACATGGGCCTGGGCAACAGCTCAATTGCGGTCGGGAACGCGCACGGCGCGCTGATCGACCGAGCCACCCCGATTGCCACTTCTGACGCAAACATCTACGACGGTGCGGCGCGCGACAACCAGAATGCGCAGAACGCTGTAAACATCGCCAACGCCAACAACTACAACCAGCTCGGCGGCATCATGGTGCAGCAGATGGGTGAGGACAAGCGACTGAGCAGTCAGCAACAGTTCACGGCTACAGAGAACAGGGCGAGCCGAGAGCATCAAGAGCGCGTCCAGATGCTGCAAGAGCAAGGCATGGACAAGCGGCAGGCCGAGCAGATCGCCGCGCAAGAGAAGGCCAACAGGGAGCAGCAGCAATTCAGCGCAGCCGAGAACAAGGCCAACCGAGAGCAGCAAGAGCGCATCCAGCAACTGCAGGAGCAGGGCATGGAGAAGCGACAGGCAGAGCAGATCGCCGCGCAGGAGCGTCAGGCCAAGGCCGACCGTGAGGCGGCCGAGCAGCGAGCCAAGGATTCGCACGACAACGCACTCAAGCAACTCGGCTACCAGAACGAGCTAGCGAACAAGAACATCCCGTCGCAGCGGCAGGCCGAGCTGGCCACGATCACGACCGACCGGATCAACCAGATCCTGGCCGATGGCAACCTGTCGCCGGAGGCGAAGCAGGGCGCGATCAAGAACGTGGTGGACAACTCCAACGCGACCGCGGCCATGTACGAGAAGATGTATGGCGTGACGCTGCCGAAGTTCCAGATGCCTGGGTCGACTCCTGCGCAGCCGCCGGCACAGACTCCTGCGCCGGGCGCCGCCGCTGGCGCAACGGCCCCTGGCGCGTCGGCTACACCACCACTCGCGCAGTGGGGCGGCGGTGGCTGGCACCACGACGACTGGCGGAAAGACGCACCCTAAGTGAGTAGCTTCAGCATCCGCGCGGCGCGCACATCTGACATCGACTCGATCATCGAGCTGGCAGTCGAGTCGGTCACGACCGTCGACCCGTTGCCCGTCACCATCGACCAGGGCGCCATGCGCGACATGGCCAAGTCGATGATCGGCGTGGCGACGCAGTTCGTCTGGGTGGCCGAGGTCGACGGCAAAGTGGTGGCGTGTGTCGCCGCTACTGCGGCGCGTGGCTTCTGGTTCCGCGGCTGGCAGGCCAGCATGATCCTGTTCTGGTCCCGCGTCCCTGGAGCTGGCATTGCGCTGCTGCGCCAACTGGCCGAGTGGATCCGCGGGCGGCCGCTGATCAAGCTGGCCGTGATCGAGTGCGAGCCATCCATCGACCCGCGTGCGCTGCGCTTCTTGCGCCGCCTCGGGTTCACCCGGTCATCGACCAATCTGGTTTATGTGAGGCAGAAATGAGCAAGGTAGTGAAACAAGCCGGCCGTGCCGTGAGTAAGGTTGTCAAGGGCACCGTCAATGCCGTCAAGAAGGTGGCCAAGTCGAAGATCGGCAAGCTGATCATCGGCGCGGCCGCGATCTACCTGACCGGCGGCGCGGCACTCGGTGCGATTGGCGGCGCGACGGCTGGAGCGGCAGCAGGCACAGGGTTCTGGGGCACGATCTCAGGGGCCATGTCTGGCGCCCTATCAGGGGCGAGCGCGGGCCTATCGTCTGCGCTTGGCGGCATCAAAGCCGCGGTCGGTGCTGGCAGCCTGTCAGGCGCTGGCTCGGCACTCAGCCAGGGGATCATGGGCGCCCATGCCGCAGGCGCTGGCACCATCGCTGCGGTCGCGCCTACGCTGACCGGCACGCTGGCCCAGCCCCTGACTGGCGCCGCGGCAGACGCGGCATTCCAGACCGCAGCCAATCAGGCATTGGCCACGAGCGGCAACATCTATGCAGGCTCTGCCGGGATCATGGCGCCCGCCACGAAGGCGGCATCAGCCGGCCTGACCGCCGGCCAGGGCATGGCCCTGCAAGCCGGTGGCCAGCTGCTGTCCGCGGTGGGCCAGGGCTACTCGGCCAAGAAGCAGATCCAGGCACAAGAGCAGGCCAAGGTCGACGACCGCAACCTGTACAACCGAAACGTCGGCACGCCACTGTTTGGCGGCGGCATCATGGCACCGAGGGGCTGATCATGCAGGGCATCATGGACAAGGGTGCAGCACCAGCGCCCGAGCAAGAGCCGGACGAGCGCAGCGGCAACGAGGCGTTCGACGCGGGCCTGCAGGTGGTGCGTCAGGCACTCTACGAGCAGGGCGGCGCGAAGGACATCGCCAAGGTGCTGGCCTCCGGCGACAACCCGGCCCAGTCGATCGCCGAGCAGGCCTACAAGATCGTCGAGATCGCCGACGAGCGGACGATGGGCGAGATCCCCGACGAGCTGCTGGTCGACTTCGCCATCGAGGTGCTGACCGAAGTGTCCGAGGTGGCCGAGGCCGCCGGCGTCAAGGTCGACGGCAACGTGGTGTCGGAGGCATTCAGCACGATGCTGGAGCGCTTCCTGGCCGAGCAGGGTATGGACACCACCCAGATCAAGCAAGCAATGGCCCAGATGAATCAGGGCGGCCAAGCGGGCGCGGTGCTCGACGAGGCAGCCGAACAGGAGATGTGATGCGAGGCGGCAAGGGAATCATGGCCGGTGCCATCTTCGACGGCATCGGGCGAGCAGCGGCTGCATACGGCAGCGCGCAGATGGCAAGCCAGCAGGGCGCCGAGCGCGAGCGGCTGGCCGAGGAGCGCATGCGCTCCAACGAGATGATGAACCGTGAGCGCCTGGAGAACCAGCGCGCACTGAACGAGGCTCGACTGGCCGCCGCGCAGGCTGGCGGATCTGGGGGCGGAAAGGGCGGCAATGCGCCGCTTGAGCTTGTCCCCGGTGGCATCGTCAAGCTCGGCGCGGCCGCGCGCATGGACATGAGCGAGCCCGCGTTCGACGCATTCCTCAAGGCAGAGCAGACCGGCGACTGGTCGGCCTACGAGCGCGACACGATGGTGGAGGGCGAGCGACCGCAAGGTCATGGCCCTGGTGTGCCGACCATGCAGCGGGTTTTGCCCAACGGCTTCGACGGCTGGCGCGCGGCCAAGCGCAAGGTCATGGCCGAGATCGCTGCAGAGCTGACGCACCGCGGCGACTACAAGGCTGTGGCCGATGGGCGCGAGACTGTGCGCGACATGGACGTCCGCACCGGCATCATGACCGGCAACGTCAAGCCGGAGGACGCGAGCCGCGCCTATCTGGCGACCGGCGGCAAGGGGCTTTACGACAACATGGGCGAGGCTGGCGCGATTGACAAGAGCACCGGCAAGCAGACGCTGAACGATCTCGGTAAGGCCAAGGCGGCGGACGAGCGTGCGAGCGCGGGCAAGCACGCCGCAGACGCAGGGAGGGCTGCAGCCGGCGCGAAGGACGACAGCCTGAACACAATCCAGCAGCTGCGCAAGTCTGGTGAGGAAACCCTCAAAGACGCGCGCAAGGCCCTAACCGAGTTCGACAAGGTCAACACCAACGTCGACCGACCTGGGAGGGAGAAGCTGAAAGCCCAGCGCGACCAACTGGCTGCGGATGTGGCCAGCGCGCGGCGGAGCCTGCAGGACGTTTCGTCAAGGCTCGAAGAGAGGCTTGCGGCCAAAGAGGGCGGCAACGCAAGGCCGGCAGATCAGGCGTCGCCTTCTCCAGCCACCCCGAGGCCAACGCAGAATGGCGCAAAACCATCCCAGGCTGACGCACTGGCCCAGGCCAAGGCTGCGATTGCGGCCGGCAAGAACCGGGCTGCAGTCATTCAGCGGATGAAGGAAAACGGGTACAGCACCGAAGGTCTCTGATGTCTCTGAATTTCGACGACTTGCCAGATGAGAACAACGCGCCTTCGGGCGCTTTGTCGTTTGATGACTTGCCCAGCGAGGCGCCCGCACCGGGCATCATCGACCGGGCTAAGAGTTTCTTCGGCCAGCGGGTGCAGCAGCAGCAGCGGGCCGACCGCAACTTCTCTGGCGAGCGAGCCAAGGTCACGGCAGACCCGCTGTCGACGCCTGACCCTGCGTACAAGATCGACTTCGCTGCAGACTCCCGCACCATCCGCGCCGGTGAGGCCGCGGCAGCCGCGCCGCGCCGCAGTCGCGCCGAGATCAAGCCGCTGACCGGATCGGCCGAGGTTGGCATGGTCGTCGGCGAGGCGATCGACGGGGTGCTCGGCAAGCGCACCGGCGCGCAGGCGTTCGTGAAGGGCGCGGCCAAGGGTGCCGTCGGTCTCTCCACCGTCTTGCCCGGCGCTGCCTCGATGGTCACCGACGCGATCGGCGCAGACGAGGCGAGCGACTTCCTGCGTCGCGCCACGAGTAAGGCTGACCAGTTCGGCGAGAACACCGTCGGCAACCAGACCGACTATGTGAACAAAATGGTGGCAGGCGTCGGCGAGAGCGTTGTCGCCAACCTGCCAAGCCTAGGCATCGGCGTGGCCACTGGCAGCGTCCGCGCAACGCTCGGCGCCCTGTACGGCATGACTGCCAGCAAGGAGTACGACGAGGCCCGGCGTGCCGGCTTCGAAGGCGGAGAGTCCTTCGCGCGCGCCAACATCATGGCCGCGGCCGAGGTGCTGGGTGAGCGCTTCGGCCTGACCGAGCAACTGAACGTCATCCGCGCAGGCCTGGGCAAAGTGGCCACGAAGGATCTGCCCAAGATGCTGGGCATACAGCTGGTCAAGGAGATCCCTGGCGAGCAGCTGACCACCGCAATCCAGTTCGCCGCCGACAAGTACGGCCCGGCTGCGATGAACCCGCAGGCCACGTTCGCTGACTACCTGCAGCAAGCCGCCGACACAGCGGTGCAGACCGTTGGCCAGGGCCTCGTGTTCGGCGCGCCTGCTGGCGTCCGTTCTGCCGCACAGCGTGCCGGTCAGACCTACCGGGACGCCGAGGCGGCCATCAACTACACGGCTGGCCAGCCTGCAGCGCCCAGCGCGCTGACGGACAGCCTGATCGCCAGCGAGATCGACAACGCCGACGTCAGCGCCATGCCGCAGCAGCCCGTGCGCGCCATCAGCCGCCCGGTTGTTTTCACCAGCCCCGAGTCCCGCTCGGCCGGCCTGCCTGACCTGATCGTGCCGACAGCCCCGCAGGCTGGCCAGAACGACGCAGGCGCCCCGACCGTGCAGCCGCTGGCGCAGACACAGGACGCCGATCCCGTCGCAGATATGCCAGGGCTTGAGGCTGAGAATGAAGCGAAGGTCGGATCATGGCTAAAGCTGCCGTACCCAGACGCGCGCGGCACGCCGGTCGCACAGGTCCGCGAGCTGCCCGTTGGTGCCCTGTATCTGCCAGAGCTGACGGAGGACGGCCAGCTGCAGCCCGAGAAGCGCGCGCAGCTTGACGCATACACGCAGCGCGCCGCGGCTGGCGAGACGCCGCCCAACATCTCGGTCGTAGAGATGGAGGATGGACGGCTGCGCGTTGTTGACGGGCATCGGCGGGTCATGGCCGCGCGCGCTGCTGGCGTGGACACAATTCGCGCCACCGTGTCGCCACTCATGGACCACCCCGACGGGCGCGTCCCGATGGTCGCCGAGGCAATCGGCGCACCCCAGGCGCGAGCACCCGAGGCAAAGGCGCCTGAGCCTGCCGTGACCGACTGGCAGGCCTTCCCGCCTGCAGCCAAGTCGCTCGGCATCCCGCGCGCCGAGATGCCCCAGGTTCCCGCGGAGCAGCGCGAGGCCCTGGTCAGCCACCTAGAGGACAAGGGTATCAGCACCACGCAAGAGGTGGTGCAGGCCGACAGCCTCAAGGCGACGCAGGCAGAGGTGTCGCCAAGCAAGGTAGAGGCTGCGCGAGCGCAAGGCGACACCGGCCGGCGCGTGCTCGTGTCGTCCGACGGCTACGTCGTGGATGGACACCACCAGTGGGCGGCCGCAGATGGTGGCCCGGTGCGCGTCACCCGGCTGAACGCCCCGATCGCGTCGCTGCTGCCCGAGGTGCGCAGCTTCGCCGGCACCACCATCGACACCGCGACCGCATCACCCGGCGTGCCCGCGTCGCTGCAGGCGCAGATGCCACAGGCCGAGGCCGCGCAACCAACGGTCGACACGCCGCCCGCATCGCCCGGCGTGTCAAAAGCCCAGGCCGCCATTGACAAGCTGGCCGCAGCCCAGGCTGCAGGCATCGAGCGCGCGACCGGCGGCGCCACGACTGTCAAGACGACCGAGCCCGTCGTGACCACGGCAGGCACCGGCACGCCCGAGCTGGGCATGGACACCCAAGCCGGGCTGGCCCAGAGTCTGGCTGACGGGCGCCGGATTGCACGCGGCGAGACGGTCAAGATCGAGCCCGTCGCTGCTGACGACTCGGTCGCCACCAAGCTGACGAAGGTCCTGTCCGCAACGCTGGGCCGCCCGGTGTGGTTCTTCAAGGCCACCAGCGGCAAGACGTCGATGAATGCGGCCAACCAGACCATCACGGTCAACGGCAAGAAGGTGCAGGCCACAGCCATCCGTATCGACGCCAGCGACGCGCCTATCGCGCTCGCAGTGCACGAGGGCTATCACGGTCTCGACAAGGATCTGAAGCAGCGCGCGCACGACGCAGTGTTCGGTGGCGACGCACCGCTGGTGTCTGCGGAGGAGCGCGAGCGCTTCAAGTCCAAGTACCCTGGCTACGCCGACGAGAAGGTCGACGAGGAGATGATGGCCTTCATGTCCCAGCAGGCCGCCAAGGAGCGGTCGTTCTGGGAGAAGCTGCGCGACAAGGTCGGCGACGACGACTTCGGCCAGATCGCTGGCGCCATCCTGAAGTCGCTGGAGAAGATGGTGTCTGCTTTCCGCGGCGCCAATGAGGCCAACTACGCGCGCGACATGCAGGCCGTCTATGACGTCCTGTCGGATGTGTTCGCCGAGCAGGTGAAGCGCAAGGGGTTTGATGGAAAGAAGGGCGACGCCGATGCGGCGGCCGACACGGACTACGCCGACGCCGAGCGCGGCAAGGCCGAGACCGTCGGCGGCTACGAGGCGCGCGCATTCAAGGACGGCAGCATCCGCATCACCGGCGACGCAGCCGAGATCCGCGCCAAGCTGCCTGACGGCGTCGTCGGGCGCGACACCAAGCAGGGTCTCGTGTTCACGGCAACCGATGCGCCGCGCGTGCGGCGCGCACTGGAGGGTAACAACCTCGCGTACAGCCGTGCAGGTGAAGTGCTAGACAAGCTGCCGATGCGAGCCGGCAAGTATGTCGGCGCACCTGCAAAGTTCGACACGCCTGGAAAGATCCCGCACTTGCGCAAGCTTCTGATGAAGCTCACGCTTGAGGGTGAGCGCGGCCGCTTCTGGTACGAGAACAGCAGCCGCGAGGTGCTGCGCATGGCCGGCGGCAACGTGCAAGAGGCGCGCAAGTTCGTGGCCCTGCTGGCCATCTACAGCCCGCAAGCTAAGGTCGACGCCAACACCACGTTCGCACTGCGCGCGTGGGCGCAGTACAAGGCTGGCCAGCCGATCAGCGTGAAGACAGGCGTGATGGATGCCAAAGCCAAGGCGGCCCTGGATGACGTCGATGCGTTCTGGTCTGGCGAGAAGACGGGCAACTTCTTTCACAACCTGCTGCGTGAGATCGACCCCAGCACCGAAGGCAAGCAAGGCGCCACCATCGATATGTGGATGATGCGCGCCGGCCAGTACGACAACGACGCGCCGACCAGCACGCAGTACGCGTTCATGGAGAACGAGACCAATCGCATCGCCGCCGAGATGGGCTGGGAGCCGCAGCAAGTGCAGGCCGCGATTTGGGTGGCCATGAAGGCCCGCATGGAGAACGAGGGTGTCAAGAAGGACACCGAGGCGAGCAGCGAGAAGAAGGGCTGGATTCGATTCGACAAGAAGCGCGACGAGGACGGCAAGCAGAAGAAGGTGCGCGTGATCCTCGATGCGCAACGGCACCGCGACAACTGGCTCAAGCACTCGTTCGATCATGTGCCGACCGAGGCCGACACATCCAAGGCGAAGTTCGACTTCGCCGACGGACTGCTGCGGCACATCGGGCAGATCAGCTTCGAAGCTCGCCCAGGGCGGACGTCTGGCTCACTGCCCGGCATCCACGACGCACCGTATGCGCAGCAGGTAGAGTTCCAGCAGGCCGTGCAGGCTGCCATGCTGGACGACCAGGGGCGCGATCTGCTGGCCCACTATCTGGGCCTGATGGTCGACAACGACATCCTGGCCCCTGGCGTATGGCAGGGTGAGGTGTCGCCCAGCTCGCAGAAGATGGTGGCAATGGCGCCGGCCAAAGGCGATGCCGGCAAGACGCGAGTCGACCCGGCCCAGGCGCAGGCGCTGAACGTCTACGCGTCCGTGCTCGGTCTGGTCGCGCGCCAAGAGGGTGTGGGCTGGCACCGCCCGTTCTACGCCAGCACGAAGGCCCAGGCCAATGGCGTCGAGCTGGACATCGGCCGCCCGCTGAACCCGCGCGAGGTAGCCGATCTGGAGCGCGCCGTCGGCAAGTGGATGGACGCGAACGGCAAGGCTGACTGGCAGAGCAAGTTCGCATTCATCTCGGCGCCGACGGGCATCAGGCTTGTGAACTTCGGTATCATCGAGAACCGCCAGCTCCACGCCGACATTGTCAAGGTGGCGGGCGATGTGCTACCCGACGGCACGATGCGCCAGTTCGCCAGCGATGGCGACATGCCAACCAACGACTGGAAGGAGTACCCAAATGGGCAAATTTACCGACAAAGGATTAGTGCCTCCGGACGATCCGATGTTCTCGACTGGGCCAGAACTGTTCTCGCGCCGCGGGTCCAGCGCGTCTTCGACGACTTCAGCGAGCGCTACGGATGGGGCGACGCAGGCACCATCGACTTCAGCGACCAAGAGGGCGCCGGAGTCGGTGAACGAGCAAGCGGACGGCGCGTACCGTCTGGCCAAGATGCAGCACCAGAACAAACAGCTTCTGGCGCAGGGCAAGCCGCAGCCCAAACTGCCGCCGGGCGTCAAGCGCAAGTAGGCGAGTTCGATCCCTTGCCCGGCGCACCGCGTGTGCGCGGATTCACCGGGCCAGATCCGCGCCTTGTCGCGGTGGCGAAGAGCTACGCCGACAGTGTCGGCATCAAGCTGGAGCGCCAGTCGAGCTACGCCGAAGTAGACCCGGCGCGCGCCGCTCGCATCGCCCAGGCCTACGAAGACATGCCGCACGCGCCGCGAGATCCGGCTGTGCGCGAGGCCTACGAGAACCTGATCAAGCAGACGACCGCGCAGTATCAGGCCCTGGTCGCCGCCGGCTACAAGTTCTGGTTCATGGACATGGGCCGCGCCGACAATCAGGAATACGCATCGACCCCGTGGAATGCGATGCGCGACATCCGCGCCAACCAGACGATGGGCGTGTTCCCCACCGAGGGCGGCTTCGGCAGCGGTGACTTCGACCCGGCCGGCAATCCACTCCTGGCCGACACCGGATTCACTTGGCCCGTCGGCGATCTCGGCGGCCCGCGCAAGCGTGTGCTGGCCAATGACCTGTTCCGCGCCGTGCACGACGCATTCGGCCACGGGCTGGAGGGCGCAGGCTTCCGCGCGCAGGGCGAAGAGAATGCATGGCAGGCGCACACTCGCCTGTTCACCGGCAGTGCGCTGGGCGCCATCACAAGCGAGACCCGCGGCCAGAACAGCTGGCTGAACTACGGCCCGCATGGTGAGGCCAACCGCACGGCCCAGGTGGAGGACACCGTCTTCGCCGATCAGAAGACGGGCCTGATGCCGAGCTGGACTTGGGAGGATGGGCGAATCGACTTCAGCGACCAGACCGAGACCGAGGCATTCAAGCGGTGGTTCGGCGACTCCAAGGTGGTGGATGCCGATGGCAAGCCGCTGGTGGTGTATCACGGGACGAACGCAGGTGATTTCTCTGTGTTCAACGTGGACGGTAACTGGGGCGATGAAGTCGGGGCGTTTTTCACTACCGACCCCGGCGAGGCGAGCAGCTACGGCAGCGAAAGCGGGGCGAACGTCAGGCCTGTTTACCTGACGATTAGCAACCCATACACAGTCACTGATAGGCAGTGGGCTGCCAACGAGGGTCTTTCGCCACGCGATGCACGGGACGCGGGCTATGACGGCTATGTGATCGAGCAGCGCAGCGGTGCTCGGCACTTCGTCGCCTTCCGCCCCGAGCAGATCAAATCCGCCATCGGCAACCGCGGCACCTTCGACCCAGCCGACGCGCGCATCGACTTCAGCGACAAGTCCACCGACTCGTGGGGCATCAGCCGCAACGAGGTGGGCCAGCTGCGCCTGGGCGCCGGCTCCAAGTTGTACCGCGCGATCGCCGACATCGCCAACACCATCCTGACCAAGTTCAGCATGCGGCCGATGACGAAGGAGATGTCCCGCTACATGCGCAAGATGAAGCAGGAGATTGCAGCCGCGCAGGAGCTGATCTCGGACGTCGCCGACGGCATGTCGACGATGAGCGAAGGCGAGCGCATGATGATCTCCGACATCGTCGAGAAGGAGCTTAACGCTCGCATTAGGCCGCCGGCCGAGGTGCTGAAGATGGCGCAGTCGATATCGGCCATCATGTCCGCGCAGTCGACCGAGCTGGTGCGCCTGGGCATGCTGTCGCAGGAAGCCGTCGACGCATGGTCTGGCCGCTACCTGCCGCGCTTCTACGAGAGCAAGCTGCGCACGAAGACCGGCAACGCCTGGGAGGCTGCAGCCGCTGCACTGACTCGCCGGCCGCGCGCGCTGAAGGGCATCAGCGGCGGCAACCTGAAGCGACGCGGCATGGTCAAGACGATCATGGCCGCGGATCTCGCCGAGTGGGAAGCAGAGGGCTGGAAGCTGGAGCCGGGCTATGACCCGGAGACGGACGTCTACCTGAACGTGCACCGCGACTTCACCCGCGAGGAGCGCGACAACATGGGCGAGATCCGCGACGCCATGTTCCGCTTCGTGATGGGCTACAACAACAGCCAGAAGGACATCGCCCTGGGCCGCATGTACGAGTCGATGGCCAACGACCCCGAGCTGGCAGCGAAGGGTCCGCGCACCGACACGAAGGACGTCTGGGTGCAGGTGCCGAAGACCAAGGTCGAGGACACCAAGGCCAACGTCTACGGCAAGCTGGCCGGTATGTACGTCCCTGAGCATGTGCTGGCCCACCTGACCGCTGGCCGCATGTTCCAAGACGATGCTGCAGAGGCTGTGTTCCAGGCGTACCGCAAGGGTCTGGCTCTGTGGAAAGAGGGTAAAGCCCTGGCGCTGGACACGCCGATCCCGACGCCGACCGGCTGGACGACGATGGGCGACATCAAGGAGGGCGACAAGATCTTCGACGAGAACGGCGCCGTTTGCGATGTGGTCTTCACCACTCCGGTCCAGCATGGCCGCAAGTGCTACGTCGTCGAGTTCTCTGATGGAGAGAAGATCACGGCTGATGCGGAGCACCTGTGGTTCACCGTCGCGCAGGGCAAGCCCGGTGTCCGAACCACCGAGCAGATCCTGGCCACGCTCAAGTATGGCGGCGCCAGGAACAACAACGTCCACTCCATCCCGGTTGCTGGCGCACTGCAGACCGAAGCCGCCGATCTGCCCGTCCACCCGTACTTCATCGGCGCGTGGCTTGGTGACGGCAGCTCACGGAGTAGCGCAATCACATCCAGCGTGGAGGACGCGCCAGAGATCCAGGCAAACCTCGCCCGGTTTGGATTCGGAATTGGTGGGCAGCGCAAAGATCCGCGCGGCCTCGCCATCACATACACGGTCGGCTTTTCAGGCTATCGCCAGCGCAAAGATTTGTTGGCCCCAACTCTGTCCCGGCTCGGGCTCAAGCTGAACAAGCACATCCCGCAGGCCTACCTGCGCGCATCGCCAGATCAGCGGATGCTGCTGCTTCAAGGCCTGATGGATACGGACGGCACCATTGACGAGGCCGGCAAGGTTACGTTCTGCACCGCAAGCGAAGTGCTTAGGGACAACTTCCTTGAGCTTGTCGCGTCGCTTGGGTTCAAGGCTGTCGCCACGCTCAAAGAGGTCGTGATGCCTGGGTCTGGCGTGATCTGCAAGGCCTGGAACATCCGCTTCCATGCGCCATCAGAGCGCCCCGTGTTCCTGCTGCCGCGGAAAGCCGCCCGCCAGCGCCCAGCCCTGACACAGAGGAAGTCGCGGGCGCTGACTCGTCAGGTTGTGAATATCACAATGATTGATTCCGTTCCTGTGCGCTGCATTCAGGTCTCGTCCGAGTCGCGCCTCTACTTGGCTGGCCGGTCAATGATCCCAACGCACAACACCGTTCTGAACCCGGTGAGCCACATGAACAACATCGTCTCCAACCTGACGATGGCGCACTTCGCCGGCGTTAGCTACTGGGACCAGCACAAGTACATCGGCGCCGCGCGCGATCTGATCAAGCGTGATCCGATGGTGAAGGAGGGCGTAGACGCAGGCCTGTTCGGTGGCACCTTCAACGATGAAGAGCTGCTGCAGAACATGCCCGAGCAGCTGCGCCTGCTGGCCGGCAAGGCCGAGGACAAGATCGAGAAGGGCATCAACGCAACGTGGAATGCGCTGGCGTGGTGGATGCGCAAGCCGCTCGGCACGGCCTACGAGGCCGAGGACAAGTTCTTCCGATACCTGCTCTACCGTGACGCGCGCAAGCGTGGCCTGGACCCCGACGACGCAGTCGACTGGGCGATGACCTACATCTTCGCCTACGACGATCTGCCGAAGGGCGCCCGCATCGTGCGTGACTTCGCGCTGCCGTTCTTCAGCTACACCTACAAGTTCGTGCCTGCCGCGGTGCGCACAGCGCTGGAGACCCCGTGGCGCGTGGCCGCCCCGGCTGGCCTGATCATGGGGCTGAACACCCTGATGTATGCCATCGCCGGCGACGAGGACGACGAGGAGACCAGCCTGGAGCTGCTCAAGCGCTGGGCAACGGACCCGGAGTACCGTGCCAAGGTGGCCGAGCAGGAGAAGCTGGAGCGCGAGAACCTACCTATCTGGATGCGCGGCCAGTCTGCGTTCTTCACCGAGAAGACGATCCGTCTTGGCCAGGACGACGCGACCGGCCTGCCGCTGTTCCTCGACATCGCCCGCTTCATCCCTGGCGGCGACCTGTTCGACGCGAACAACAACGCCGGCGGCGTGAGCATCCTGCAGCCGCTGACGCCGAGCAACCCGCTGCTGACTTCGTTCGGCGCGATGATCATGAACAGGGATATGTTCACTGGGCGCGACGTTGTCGACAAGGACGACACGACGGGCGAGGCCGCACAGAAGCGGGCCGAGTGGCTCTGGCGCCAGTTCTCGCCGGCCATTGCGCTGAACAGCTACCACTGGGACCGCAGCATGCAGATGCTGGCCTACTCCACGGGCGAGGTGATTCCTGGCATCGGCAAGGACTACACCGGCTTTGGTCGGGACGGCCTGCCCGTGCAGCCTAAGCATGCGATCCCGCAGACGCTCGGCATCAAGGTGCGGCCAATCGATCTGGACTCCAGCGAGCAGATCGATGCCGGCCAGCGCCGCCAGCTGATTGCGAACCTTGAGGCCGATATCAAGCGCACACGCAGGCTGGCCGCCAAGATGGGCAT